CTTGTAACTGAGAGACAGGCTAGAAAGTTCTTCTCCGGTGTCACAGCGAAAGCTGTTGACATCCCATCCGATGTGGCAGAAGCTGTCGCATTTGGATTTCGGCTGTCCCCTCTCTCTTCTATTAACGGAAGATTAAAGAGAGCGAGACCATTGCTGAATTTCTTCGCATCCCCTTCAAAGAGGGCTCCTCTACCTCACGGTAGTGTTCCTGAAATTGAAGGTGTCGTGGATAGTATTCGTTACCTAGGAATTACATCTTCTGGGCAACGTCTCTACCATGACTTTCTGGATCTCTTTGACCCTGTTCTTAAAGGTCTAGAACCAGAACGTGATGTGACGCAGTTCTCTTATACTCTTTATGGTGCTAAAAGCGCCCAAGAGCCTAGAGATGATGGCACACTGTTTGTAGGTCAGATTGGCCTTATACAGGAGCCTGGCTACAAGCTTCGTGCTGTAGCCAACCCCGGTCGTGTCTTTCAGAGAGTGCTTGAACCGTTAGGTTCTTTGCTGTTTTCTCTCTTGGAGAAACTTCCTTGGGACTGCACATATCAGCAAAGTAAGGCTGATAATACGTTAATACAAGCATTAGCTCAGAATAAAGAAGTTTTCTCTGTTGACCTTTCAGGTGCAACAGACTTCTTCCCCTTAGAACTTCAGAAGGTAGCCCTAAAGGCCTTGCTTCCTGATGCCACTGATGTGGACTTGTTCTTGAGAGTTTCTAAAGGACGATGGAGGTTGCCTCACGGCTTACCAAAATCCGTCCTATCTGAGTTCGATCTATCCAGTGATGTTAGCTGGACCCGTGGTCAGCCTCTAGGATTGTATCCTAGTTTTGCTGCCTTCGCTCTTACACATGGGCTCCTTCTTCAGGGCCTGTTAGGTAAGAAGTGGGATAATGAATTCTTTATCCTGGGAGATGATGTTGTCATCTTAGATCGGTCACTGTATGTTAAATACCGTGACGTGCTTGCTCGTCTAGGTTGTCCCGTTTCAGAGTCGAAAACTTTGAACTCGACTAAGGTTGCTGAGTTCCGATCTGTCGTTTATACGGCTGATAGGATGATACCTCAGTTCAAGTGGAGACAGATGTCTGATGAGTCGTTTCTTGACCTCATTAAGAATATGCCTTACTTGGTCCCTTTATTACGTCCAAAACAACGAACCGTTGTTAGGCTGATCTCGGGGCTTCCTGAATCATTAGGCGGTCTTGGCTTTAACCCTCACGGGTTGAGTCTTGACGAACGGTTAAAACCGTTCATGCCCTTGATCCTAGGCGATTATGTTGCTCGCGATAGGGTAACAGGCTAC